GCTCGTCATAGCTGCGGAGGCAGGTCTGGAAGTACTCGTCGAGGTCAATAAGTGCCGTTTCGTAAGCGTACGCGAGGGAGCGAACATCTGGCTCGCTTTCGAGGTAGATCAACGCTTCGCCTTCCAAGGCTTCGGATTCAGTTTCCATGATATAATTCGTAGGTGTCGGAGTCTATTTTCTTTGTGACTTTTATTGTCTTTTTGAGCAGTCGCTGGGAAAGCTTGGCTGGCACTTCCACCGCAATGCGGTTTCCATCCAATCCTGCATATACATATCTGGGGTTGATTGCGAGTCCAATCACCGTCACCTCCAGCACCTCTGGAGCCTCAACTGCGGGTTCCTCGGCGGCAACCACAGGTTCTGCCTTGGGTTTTGCTGACTTAGTCGTCTTCTTGGTCGTCTTCTTGGTCGTTGTTTTCATGGATTCCTGATTGTAGGGTTAATTCTACGACCTTCATCACCAGTACGCCAATGACGGACGCATAGGTTAGGTCGAATTCCTGTGTAAATCGGTCGATGGCGCGGTTGATCGCATCGTCAAAAGCTTCTGTTTGGTCTCCGTCTGTCATTAGTATCCTCCTGTGCCTTGTCTTGTTACAGTTATATGAGATCCGTCCACATGGTCAATAGCGGCCACGGCTGCATATCGCAGGACATCTATCGGGTCTTTCCATGCCTCCTTCAGCCCTCCGTCACCAGTGTACTCAGAAAGGGCTTGGATGATGTTCTCGCAGTCCGAGCTTACATAGAAATGAGGTCGGTTTACGGAGTCGGAAGGTTTAGTGGTGTCCCACGACATCTTGCCGATCAAGGCTTGCAGACCATCGTCGATCTCCAGCCCCGGAGCGGGGATGCAGATGATGTCCTCGTCGCTCAAGTCTTCAATGATAGACGATGCCCCGTCCGAGGCTTGGTACTTCGCCGCCCCCAGCCGAGGGTCAATTAGCCTCTCGGTGATCTCCTCGTCACCCTCAAGGTCACGGATGAGTTCTACATAGTCTCGGATGCCGTAGCCCTGCCCCTTTGCACCATCTCCGGGCATCCACTTGCCACCCTTCCACTCTGCCCAGTCTCCGACATCCACTCCCGGCCATTCGCGGTAGACCCAGAAGGTTCCTGTAGCATCCACCGCAATCCAACACATGAACCAGTTCTTCGCTCCTGCGGGGTCGATGATGTGATAACGGGTGATGTTATTAGTCGGGATTTTGTCGGCAGAGACGACATTAACCTCCTTGTTGAACTTGGGAAATTTGGTGGCATGGGACTTGACTGGAACCCCGTACGCACGAATTAGGATCTCCTCCCTTGGCCTACCAACCAGTGTCTCCTTAATCCGCTCGTAGCCACCGAAAGGGTTGTCTTGGGAGTGGAAGTAGTGAACGCTTGCGTTGCGCTTCTTACTCCGCTGAACATAGGGTACAAGCTCACCATTTAGAAGTTCGGCTTCCTTGCTCTCAACGCTGGTAGCACCATCCAAGTATTCCTTGATCACCTCCGTGTACCCGTCAATAGGCGTAAAGGTCAGCAGCAACTTTGCGTTGCGGGTCGCTAGTCGAAACCGCAGGGTGTTGATCAGCTCAGGGCCAAGCAGATACTCGTCCAGCCACACACCCACATTATGCCAATTAGGAGTGCGCGAACCCAACTCTGCTCCCTCCAAGATGGTGGGATTGTTTTGGTACTGCGAGTAGGTCTTGAATATAATCTGAGAACCGTTGGGTAAGATGAGCGATGAGTCAGTGAATCCATTCTTCTTAGTATAAGAGATATATGTCCCAGAGGAAGTCTGCTTTGTCCTAAGTTCCGCTGGCAACCAATCCCACACGGCACTCTGCTGCTGGCGAATGCTCACCTCGGAGGTCTGCGCGAAACACATGATCTCGGCGTTGGGGTTCTCTATAGCCGCACGAACCACGGAGAATGCACCCCACTGCGTCTTGCCGCTGCGGTTGCCTCCTAGTGCGACAATCTCGTTCACCTCGTCCAGTTGCTCCTCGGCCTTGGCCCAGTGTGGAAGTCGGAATCCAAAGCGGTACGGGTCGCGTTCTGCGTTGTCTATTGCCTCATGGTAGACCCTGTGAAGTTCCACAAGGTCGGCAGGCTCCATGAGGGCAATTTCCTCATCGGTCGGCGGGGAAAGGATCTGGTGGGTGCGCCACTTCATGCGACAATTTCAGCCTCGACTGCCTGCGCCTTCACTTTGTTGGCAATGCGAGATTTAGCCTCTGCGATCATCTTGGCGGCATCGTCGATAGACGCACCCTGTCTGTGTTCCACGACCGCAGTAGCCATTCCAGAGAGTTGCATGCTCTTGTCCGTGAGTACGCCAACGGTGATCGCCAGTCGATCGGGGGAGATGTTCTTGAGTTGGTCGGGGTCGTCAGCCAACTGGTCTGCTTTAGCGAACAACAGGTCGGTGTAGGTCTCCGCTGCCATCGCGTACTTCTGACTAAACTCCTTCCGCTTCGTCTCCAGCGTGTCGCTGTGCCGCCACATGAGCGACCGCACGGTGTCACGGGCAAGCCCGGTGATCTCGGAGGTGCTTTTGATGCTCTTGCCCTGTGCGAGCAGCCATAGGCACTTTGCCGCCGCCTGCGGGTTCCAGAACTCCACACGCTGTCTGTTGCCGTGTTCCTCGGCTCGGCGCATGACCTCTGCGAACCATTCCTGATCTGGTTCTGCGGTTAGTTTCTCGCTCATGGTGAGTGATTTCTACTTCAGCTTGGAGGTGTTGGCAATAGCAGAAGATTTTGAAATTTCGCGAGAGTTTTTGTGAGTGATCTCAATGTCATTCTCATCGAAAACAACATAATTGTAAGACCCTTGCCCCTCCTTGCGAGACATTGCATCTAGGTATCTAATGCCCTTTACACCCAATTTCAATAATTGTTTTGAGATTGCTTTTTGTTTTTCGGAAACGCCAGTTCTATCGCTAATATCAATTCCGTTTTCAGACAATCTTTCATACAATCTCTTGCCGTCAATTGTATTTAATTCAACCCATCCTTTCCATTTATTAACTAATGCCTCTCCGGGTGATTGATCATCAGGTCTATTGGATGTAATTCTATTTGCTGAATCATAAAGTTTTCTATCGTTATCAATCACTAAAGCGATTTCATTTAAACTGTATCCACCAAGATCCAGTGCCGCCTTCAAAACACCATAGTCAGGTGAATCTGGCAATTTAGATTTTATTAGATTTTTAGCGATTTTCTGAATAGACTTTGATTGTTTCATGATTGGTTCATCCCAATCCAAAAACTCATTGTCATTTGGCTTCAGTTTAACAGTGTATAAATTTCCAGTATTTTTTTCGTATGCTACCTTCGCGTCTCTTCCATATTTATCTAAACGCTCAACAACATTTTCAAGACCAGCGGATTTTGCCTGTTCTTTAGCATAATAAACTGCGTTATGCTTAAATTGACCAGCTGCCTTTAAACCAGATTCAAGATATTTAGCAGCCTCAAGATCAATGTCATCAAGTTGATTTCCTTTTTTCTTGCCATCCTTCGTGTAAATGACAAGCTCATCAAATCCTGATAGGTCTCGCTGATAACCTTCTGCTACACTTTTATTGCCAGCAAAATATAATCCCCAGCCATAAGCTTGCGCTCCTTCTCCAGTACCTATTTTCTCGGTGCTAAATTTTTCAACATCATGAGGAGTCCCATGATAAACTGGTTCTGGCAAATAACGCAAATTTGGAGAAAATACAGTAGCATTTTCAGCATCAACCCTGCGATTGTCTTTGCTGTGCTTTAACTTTGTCTTTACAGCTCGTCCGCTTAATGTTTCAGAGATGTCTAATCTTTGTGGAATAGGCTCGCTCTCTGGCATATACCGAATATCCCTACTCCCCACATCAAACCGCTTGCTCAACGGGATGACATTGCCAGAATCGTCGCGGGTGATGGGGTCTGCGGATTTGATTTGGGATGGGTCGGAAGCAACATAGATAGTGTTTTTGTAGTTAAACACATCTGGTTTCAAATAAAACTTATTGAGAGTTAGCTCACCACCACGGCTTCGCACAGACTCTTCACCATAGCTTTTTGCGGAACTTTCGTTTGGCGTAAAGTAGAAGCCTTTTCCAAACCTTCCTTCCTTCGCCTTCTTCTTATCAAAAACATTAAAAGGTGAATTGCTTCCGTGCCATAGTGGGCCTACTTCGTAGCCTGCGGACTTCGCAGCCTCATCCACCATCCTCTGCTGCGCCCCCACATCACCAGACTCCACAGCTTTCATGTAGTCGGAGTCTAGCTTCTCTGGCATGAAGCGCATCTGACCAGTCTGCGAAATCTTCCGCATCTCTGGGGTGATGGAGACTTTCCAGATTGGGGTACTCGCGTATCCTTTATTTTGACCAAAACCATCGGCGTCTTCAAAAGTCTTGACGAAGTGTACTTTGCCTTTCTCGACCTTGCCACCGAACTGCTTGACATACTTGCCAACTTCTTTCGGTAGCATGTTGTCGTAGAATCCTTTCATTCCCTCGCCGCCAACCTTTAGGTCTGAGTTTTCAATGGTTACATAAGGCCCATAGCTTGGATCGTGATCTTTTGACTTGTCAGCAATCTGTTGAGCAACCTCTTTTCCAACATACTCCTCAACA